CAGAAACAGAAAGAAGCCCTGTGGATACAAACGTGTCATATCAGGACTTAAAATTGAGTATGATGTTATCGTCATGCCACAACTGGAGGCCGATGATGCTATGGGCATCTATGCCACCAAGTTTGAAGGGAATATCATTGTTTCTCCTGACAAAGACATGAGACAGATACCCGGCAAGCTATACAATCTCGAAGACACTATCACGATTACACCAGAAGAAGGTGCAAAGTGGCATCTGATACAGACGCTAGCAGGCGACCAGACAGATGGCTACAGTGGTGTTCCCGGGATCGGAGTGAAGAGAGCAACAACTCTTTTCCACACAGACGGCTACAGCTGGGCTACAGTTGTCAAAGCTTTTGAGAACAAAGGGCTCACAGAAGAAGATGCTCTGATGAACGCAAGGCTAGCCAGAATACTTACAAACGAGGACTATGATTCCCAAAAGCAAGAACCAAGACTCTGGACACCTACGCCCGAGTATGAAATTAACTCTGGAACAGGAGTTCAAATTGAGGTTAGTTGAGGACAAGCTCAGAGAGAAATACGATACAAACAAGGAGGATATAATCACGCTCTTCCTTGCTTTACAAAAACAAAACTTTGTACTAACAAACAATCTAAAAAACATAATTAATTTTATTTAAAATGTCTAACTTAATCTCCCGCACTGGACGGGTACAGTCTTGGATCGACGATCCGACATCAAGACTACCTGTATCATGCACAACCTTCGTTGTTGAAGACAGCATGGAAGGGGACAACGGCATCGAAGCTAGCTGGAGGTTCGCAAGTCACGCACTAAGATTTGGTGCTGGCTGTGCAATCCACCTATCAAAGCTTAGACCAGCCGGTCATACAAATGACAAAGGACTTGTGGCTACTGGCCCAGTCAGCTTCGGCAAAATATATTCAGCTCTAAATGAAACCTTGAGAAGAGGTGGAGCTTACAAGAATGGTGCTATCGTATTGCACCTAGACCTATGCCACCCAGACGTGGTAGACTTTATTACAGCTTCCAGAACAGAACTGCCTTGGGTCAAGCGTTGTGTTGACATCGACGATGAGATGTGGAAGTTCGCAGACCAAGACACAAAGGACGCTTTACTTTATGGAATCAAATCAGGAGACATCTGGCTCAACAAAATCAAATACACAGAGACCGGGGAGCGTATCTATGGAAACGTCTGTCTTGAGGTATACTTGCCCTCACGTGGAACGTGCTTGTTACAGCATGTCAATCTCGGTTCCTGTACACTCGACAATCTACAAGAGGCTTTCGTTACAGGTATGTCCGAGTTGTGCGATCTCCATGGGAGGACAGGTGTTGGAGAATCTGGAGAATACCTTACCCCAGACAATGACAGACAAGTGGGGCTTGGAGTGCTCGGTCTTGCAAACTTCCTCAGAAGATACAACATCACGTACGAGAAATTCGGAGAGGCACTCCGCTTGGTAAACCTTGGCCACTCGGCTAACAACGAAGCAGGTTGTGCCGCTTGGGCACTAAACAATGCAATCTTTGAAGCAGCTCAGATTGCAAGAGAAAACAATATGGTAAGGGCGTTCGCTATTGCACCCACTGCCAGTTGCAGCTATCGCAGTAGAGACCTAGACGGCTTTACATGCACACCCGAGATAGCACCACCAATAGCTAGAATGGTTGACAGAGACTCCGGCGAGTTCGGAGTTGAGAGAGTCAACTATGGTAACGTTGAGATTGCAAGTGAAGTAGGATGGGACGCATACAAGCGTGTAGCAGACGAAATCATGACGATGCTCGATAGGACAGGATTGCTTCATGGCTACAGCTTCAACAGTTGGAGCGACATGATTAGATATGATGAAGCATTTATAGAGGAGTGGCTAGGAAGTCCACAGACCTCTTTGTACTATTCATTACAAGTTATGGGCGATGTCCAAGATAAGTCTGACGCTTATGCAGCACTTGGAGATACTGACATACAGGATTATTTGGATGGTATTCTTGATAACAAAATCGAATGTGACTGCCAACAATGAACCCTTATACAAAATTATTAGAAAGAAAAAGAACATGGACTCCCGTAAAACCCACCAAAGGGGAGGTAAGATCTGGTGCTGAAGAAACCATCAAGCGTGCTCTCGCAATACGTCATATGGAGCTACCAGTTGGAGAATTTATTTCACAAGGCTTGGACAAAGAAGTCCCGGAAGCAGCGAGGACACTTCTTGAGTCAAACGTTAAAGATGAGATCAAGCATGATCTCGCTCTGGGTTTCATTGTTGAATCCCATGGGGCTGATCCCATTGCTGAAATGGAGGCGATAAGATTAAGAGATGCATGGATACAACACCCTGACCACACTATACTCAAAGCTCTCGTTGCAGAGCGAGCTATATTTTTTGTTCTATTGCCTATGTTTCGCTTTCTTGGTGACGCTGCTCTCAGAACAGTATCAGCTGATATATCCAGAGATGAGCAAATTCACGTGGCAACAAATAGTCTCGTATGCCGTGAGCTTGGTCTTGTTCCTAGCAATTCTTTGGATAAGCTTAGGAAGGCAACTATATCTTGGGTACTACAACCCCTAAAAACTTCACCGGATAAACACTTAGACAAATCATTCTGGCTAGATGCGAGCGACCGGTTGATGTATGAAGGCAAAGCTCCACAGTTTGCCGACACAAAAGCAGCTCGCATGCCAGCGTTCTTTGAACATGCAAACACCAACCTCCCTCAATACGCTTAGTTTCCATTCAGAGAAACTAGAGAAACTTGTTGAGGATTTGGAATCCAAGTTCGCTTGGTATCCTGTCCACCCCAAGGAGGATATAGCCTCCATCATGTATCGCTCCGGACAATGGGAAGTGGTACAATATATAAAATCTATTTTGAACGAATAAAATGTGTATTAGTTTCGGTAGGCGACCTACTCCAATGGTAGGAGGTGCAGCACCTATCCAACCTAGACAGCCTGATCTAGTATCAGCTTCTAGACTACCTAGTAAAAAAGAATTATTAGACCCAGATGAGACAGCAGGCGTTGAATATGGTACATCCGCAAAGAAGGATGACACACGTGGAGCAGCTAAGAGAACAGGTACAGATGCTCTTAAAATCAACATCAACACCGGTGGTGGTGGAGAAGGTACTGGAGGACTAAATGTATAAGGCAAGGGAAAGATACTCAATGCTATCGTCAGGCAGAACACAGTTTCTGGACATGGCAGTTGAGTGCTCTGAACTTACCTTACCATATCTTGTCACTAGAGATGACAGCTCTACAGGCAAGCGACAGCTATTGCAACCCTTCCAGTCAGTTGGAGCGAAAGCTGTGGTAACACTTGCAGCAAAACTTATGCTAGCAATACTACCACCACAGACAGCTTTCTTCAAGCTACAGGTTAGGGATGACAAGCTAGGCCAAACGCTTGACCCTATGATGCGTAGCGAATTAGACTTATCATTCTCAAAGATAGAGAGATTGATTATGGATTACATAGCTGCATCAAGCGATCGAGTTGTAGTTCACCAAGCCTTGAAGCATCTAATCGTATCTGGTAATGCTCTTATATTTATGAGTAAGGATGGTCTAAAACATTATCCACTACAGAGATACGTTGTAGAAAGAGATGGCAACGGTAACGTTATAGAGATCGTTACAAAAGAAATGGTTAGTAGAAAAGTATTGGGTATATCACCCCCACCTACTGACAGCCCGAATGGGGAATATGGTGATACAGAAGACGACGCTGAGGTATACACCTGTGTTAAGATGGATGAGAGTAGCGGTAGTTGGAGATGGCATCAAGAAGTGGACGACATGATCCTAGAAGGTAGCCAGAGCACAGCACCGAAAAACGCCTCACCATGGTTAGTGCTTCGATTCAATACAGTAGACGGAGAGGACTACGGACGTGGTAGAGTAGAAGAGTTCATCGGAGATCTAAGGAGCCTCGATGGATTGTCTCAAGCTTTAGTAGAAGGTGCAAGTGTTGCAAGTAAAGTTGTATTTCTTGTGTCACCATCTGCTACAACCAAGCCCGGAACACTTGCCAAAGCTGGTAACGGAGCTATCATACAGGGTAGACCAGAAGACGTAGGAGTCGTGCAAGTCGGTAAGACGGCAGACTTTGCTACAGCTGCAAACATGGCAGCAACAATAGAGAAAAGAATACTCGAAGCTTTCTTGGTTATGAACATCAGAAACGCAGAGAGAGTTACTGCTGAAGAGGTACGCCTCACGCAGTTGGAACTAGAGAAGTCATTGGGCGGACTGTTCAGCCTACTCACAGTTGAGTTCCTAGTGCCATATCTAAACAGAACTCTGTTAATACTACAGAGATCAAACCAGATACCAAGACTACCAAAAGATGTCGTAAGACCAAAGATAGTTGCCGGTATCAACAGTCTAGGCAGAGGACAGGACAACGAATCCTTGACTAGATTTATACAAACAGTTGCAGCTACACTTGGCCCAGAAGCATTGGTAAAATATATAGACCCAAGCGAAGCTATCAAACGACTAGCAGCGGCACAAGGTATCGACGTACTCAATCTTGTACGTACAGCAGAACAGTTACAACAGCTGTCCGAGGAACGTAAGCAAGCTATGCAGCAGAAGTCGCTTCTTGACCAAGCCGGTCAGTTAGCAGGCACACCGCTGATGGATCCACAGAAGAATCCAGAGTTAGCAGATCAAGCCGCAGCTGTGCTAGGTAATTTACAACAACCACCAGAAGAGTAAATGGCAGAAACATTATCATACCAAGAACCACAGAATGTAACAAGTGTTGACAATCTGACACCAGAGGAGCAAGACTCCTTAGCTGTTGGTGAGTCAATATCTCAACAAGAAGAGCAGCTTCTAGCTGGTAAGTATAAGAACGCTCAAGAGTTAGAAAAAGCTTATGTAGAGTTACAGGCTAAACTTGGAGAAAATAAAGAAGAGACAGAGACAGCCAGTGCAGAGGAGCAGCCCGAGGATACACCAAAGATGTCCGAGGGTGCTACTCTAATCACTGACGCTAGTAAAGAGTACTTCGACAACGGTAACAAGTTGTCACCTGAGACCATGGCTAAGTTCTCATCTATGTCCAGCCAAGATCTAATCAAGGCATACATGGAGGTATCACAGAACCCAGAGTTTCAACAGGAGAGTGCTCCACCAGCTGAGATCACTACAGCTCAGATCAACCAGATCAAGAACTCAGCAGGCGGTGAGCAGAAGTATGCTCAAATAGTAAACTGGGCTAAGACCAGCTTACCACAAGACCAGATAGCAGCCTTTGATGAAGTCGTAAATACAGGCAGTGTACAGGCTATACAGCTAGCAGTGTCTGGACTCAAAGCAGAGTACGACAACGCAAACGGAGTAGAAGGTAGAATGGTAACAGGCAAAGCCCCACAAAACAGCGGTGACGTTTTCCGCAGTCAGCAAGAGTTAGTCGCAGCGATGAATGATCCTCGTTACGACAGAGATCCAGCTTACAGACAAGACGTAATACAAAAACTAGACAGATCAGACTTGGAGTTTTAACTATGCCCGGACATTACGGTGGCGGCAAAATGCCAGCCAAAAAGAAAAAGATGACAGCAGCAGAAAAGAAAAAGATGCTTGCTAAACTCAAGAAAAAGAAAAAGTAATGGCTAAGAAACCAAAGAAGCCAACCTCTGACCCACGATCACCCTATGATGTGTTCAAGCCAGAGAAAAAAGAATACTATAGACAGCTCCCAATACCGGGGCTGATCTATCCTTTAGCAAAAAACAACAAGAAGAAGAGAGACGTCTTCAAAGAAAATAACGGAAACCCAGTATAAAATTATGACACACCACAACCACGAACATCAGAAATGGCATCCAGCAGAGGAGCTTAACGGAAGACTAGCTATGATAGGCATAGTCGCAGCTCTACTCAACTATGCTTGGACAGGGCAAATTATACCCGGTATTTGGTAATGCCTAAGCCAGCTGGTAAGAAGAAATACTCTGCCGGTCAGATGAAGATTGCCAGAGTAGCACCACCCCGAGATAAGATCACAGGAGCTGACTTCAAAAAACTAAGAGGTAAGAATGGCAAAAAGAAAGGGAGTAAGCCTGTCTCTCGGAAGAGGTGAGAAGAGTCGCAAAGGCGGCCTGACAGCTAAGGGAAGAGCCAAGTACAATCGTGCCACTGGCTCTAACCTCAAAGCTCCACAGCCCGGAGGAGGGCCTAGAAAGAGGTCATTTTGTGCCCGAATGAAAGGTGTAAAAGGCCCGATGAAAAAACCAAACGGGAAGCCTACACGAAAGGCTCTCGCATTACGACGTTGGAAGTGCTGATGGCTAGAACATACAGAATGAAAGACAACGATCCTGACGATACTGAGTACAGAGATCGCAAAGGCAGTAAAGTGGCTATGGATATTACTCCAAGAAATCTAAAGAATCTCATTAAGAGATTAAAAATGGATGACTTTACTGGTGGCTCAAAGCTGGATGACATAATCAAACAGCAACGAAAGCAAAAGAAAAACATGAAAGGTAAAGCGTGATGGCAATTACTTATTCAGAAGACGGAAAAAAGAAAATCCGTAAAGGTAATAAAAAGGCTATAGCTATGAACGCTGGGCCAAGTACACCTATCAAATTTGATAAAGGTATGAAAAAATACATGCCTGATCTTGGGGTTGGTAGGTTAAATGATAAAAAGATCAGATTCAAAAACAAAATTCCAAGAGTATAATGGCACACAAGAAAGGTTCTAAATGTGGCTGCAAACATGGAGGTAAGAAACGCTGATGGGTAAATTATGTCCACGTGGTAAAGCAGCTGCCAAAAGAAAGTTCAAGGTCTACCCTTCTGCATACGCAAACGCATACGCTGTGAAGGTATGTAAGGGTCAGGTCAAATCAGGTGGTGTAAAAAGAACAGCACCCGGCTATACTAAAAAGAAAAGAAGATGAGCTTACGTAGATGGTTCCAAGAGAAATGGGTTGACACCAAAACTGGTAAGCCCTGTGGCAGACAGAAAGGTGAGAAGCGAAAAGGCTACCCAGCTTGCAGACCATCTAGACGTGTGTCATCTAAAACACCTAAGACTACAGGTGAGATGTCTAGTAGCGAAAAGGCCAAGTTCAATAGAACTAAGACAAGTAGTCGTCGTATAAACTACAACCACAAACGAAGAAAGAAATAACTTAATGTCAAATATATTCACCCTATTTCCGACTATAATTTATAAAGATTCTTTACCAGAGCATGAGGAACTAAAGAAAAAATATGTTCCAGAACTTATAGAATCATTTAAACAACACCCTTTTCAAAAAGCCCCGTGGGCAACATATTGTCACACATGGCAAGATCATGAGTTTTTTGTAGACGATCCTAATAAAATAAATCCATTAGAACATGCAATAACACCACATATACATAAGTGGTTTAAGCGTTACAAACTTTCAGCTTTTGATTACAAGATTAGCTATTGGTTTAATATACATACAAGTGATATGTATCAAGAAACACATAATCATATGACTGGGCCTGTTGTAGTTTGTGGTATTTATTATTTACAGTTAAATGAGAAAGATCGTCCTGCGATATTTGTACCACATCAAAGATATTATCAACTATATTTAAGTAACATGGGTATTACCTATGACCATAAAGATTTGGCATATAACTCTGATAGTGTCTTAGAAATTAATGAAGGTGATCTGATATTGTTTACACCAGATACTAACCATCTAGTACCTAGAGCAAAACAAAAACATGAAGATTATAGGATTTCTTTAGCATTTAATGTAGAAGTCACACGTCCGTTCATCCCTAATGGGACGCATGAATCCTAAGCATGGAACGGGGCTTAGGTATATGGAGAGTACAATGACTGTAACCTACGTATATCGTGGCATCAAGTACACAAGAGTAATCGGTTAAGGCCGTACAGGGAGGTTCAAGTCCTCCCATCTCTATTGGAGAGAGCCCTCTAAGGAGGATACCTTGATCCGTCTAGACGGTGGGATAGACCACAAAAAATGGCCAAAAAATTTTCAGATCTGAAGAACGTACAAACAATACATTCTTATTAGAAATGGCATACCCCGGATCTTTCGATCATCAATCTAACGTTAACCCTACACAACTTACAAGACAGGGTGCGTTAAACGGCGGTAGTGATCCTAGAGCCCTTTACTTGAAGCTGTTCAGTGGAGAGATGTTTAAAGGCTTCCAGAGAAATACAATCGCTAGAGACTTAGTGCAGAAGAGAACACTTACATCAGGTAAGTCTATGCAGTTCATCTACACTGGTCGCACAACAGCTGAGTACCATGTACCCGGCCAAAGCATACTTGGAAACGACCAAAAGGCTCCTCCAGTTGCTGAAAAAACTATAACAATTGACGACCTATTAATTAGCTCGGCTTTTGTATATGAGCTAGATGAAACACTAGCACACTACGATTTACGTGGTGAAATTTCTGCTAAGATCGGCTACGCTCTTGCAGAGAAGTATGACAGACTCATCTTCAGAGCTATCGCAAAGGGTGCTAGACAGGCTTCTCCTGTTTCTATGACTAACTTTGTAGAGCCCGGTGGAACACAGATCCAAGTTGGAGCTGGTTCAGATGCAGACGACGCATACAACTCAACACACCTAATATCAGCTTTCTATGATGCTGCTGCTGCTCTTGACGAGAAAGGCGTATCTACTGAAGGTAGAGTTGCTGTGTTGAACCCAAGACAGTACTACGAACTTATACAAGCTATCGGTTCTAACGGTCTTGTAAACAGAGACGTACAAGGTACAGCTCTACAGAGTGGACAAGGCATCATTGAAATTGCAGGCATCCAGATCTTCAAGTCAATGAACATTCCATTCTTCAGCAAGTATGGTACAAAGTATGCTCCTTCATCAGGTGCATCTGCTGGTACTGACCTTGCAACTATTGACCCCGGTAACACAGGTTCATTCATCTCTGAGTCTACAGAAGATGCAAGAGCTTCAGTTACAGGTATCAATAACAACTACGGTAACTCAACTGACTTCGCAAACACATGTGGACTTATCTTCCAAAGAGAAGCTGCTGGTGTTGTAGAAGCTATCGGCCCACAGGTTCAGGTAACTTCAGGAGATGTATCAGTAGTATACCAAGGTGACGTAATCCTTGGAAGACTAGCTATGGGAGCAGACTTCCTAAACCCAGCTGCTTGTGTTGAATTGTTCGCTGGAACAACAACTAAGCCATCTGGATTCGGTACTACATACCCAGCTAACGCTTAATTTTTTATTTTTATACGGGGGCTTCGGCTCCCTTTTTTCTTATGGCTACCACAACTATTGACACCGATACCGAACTATCCGCAGTGAACTCTATACTGGGAGCTATCGGACAAGCACCTCTAACAACTCTTAACTTTGATAATCCAGAGGTGTCACTTATATATAATCTACTCCGTGATGCTAATGTAGACACACAGGCAGAGGGGTGGCATTTTAACACAGAAAAGCATGTAAAGTTTGCAATAGATGTTAATGGCAAAATAGCTATTGGTAACGATATATTGTCGATGGATTTACATGACAACTACGCCAAACGTACAAAAGATCTTGTACGACGTGGTGGATTTATTTATGATAAGATGGATCATACCGATGTCTTTACAGAAGACCTTGATCTTGATGTTGTCAGACTATATAACTTTGAAGATCTACCTATTGTTTTCAGAAGATATATAACATACAGAGCATCTAGAGTTGCTGCTACAAAGTTAGTCGCGAACCCACAGTTGGCAAAACTACTATCTCAACAAGAAGCACTTGCAAGAGCTGCTCTTATGGAGTATGAATGTAATCAAGCAGATCATAGTATGTTTGGATTTGACGAAGGTTCTACTTATCAAACATATCAACCATTTAAAAATCTAAGGAGATAATGGCAAGTATTACACAAACTATCCCTCAATACTCACTAGGAATGTCAGAGCAACCTGACCAGCTAAAGTTTCCCGGTCAGGTAACAGAGGTAACAAATGCGATACCAGATCTAACAAAAGGATTGTTCAAAAGACCCGGTGCTAAACGCATAGGCAGTGACGCACTAGCTAGCGTACAGAGTGGAGGTTCGTGGTTTCATTACTATCGTGACGAAACAGAGGGGTCTTATATAGGACAAGTAGCACCTGATGGAGAAGTTAGAGTTTGGAGTTGTGAAACAGGTGCTTTACAAACTACACTATACGGGCCAGATCCAGAGTGGGATAGTACAGAAGATTATACTTCTGGACAAAGAGTTGAAGCTAATGATAAAGTATACGAAGCTCAAGCTACAATAAACAGTGGTGGTACTGCTCCATCACACAGCTCTGGTACAACTAATAACTGGTTATTTATAGAAGCAACTTCTGTAGACAAAACAACAGTACAAAACTATTTAGCAACAAGTGCCCCAGAAAACCTCCAATTCCTCACAATTAACGATACCACCTTTGTTAATAGTCGTGATATTAGTAATGCTCACACTCTCGTTGGGACAACGGGAACTACAGATGCTACACCAGATACTCACTTTGGGTTCATAGAACTCTTACGTACAGAAAATGGTAGACAGTATGGTGCTAATATAAACAATGGTACAGCTGTTACTACACTAACACGTGCTACTAAAATTAAAATTGATTCACATAGTCTTGATGAAGGAGACGGCTCTGGTCACTGCCCCGGTATAGGTACAGAGGTATACGCTGTTACAGCCAAAAGTAGCTATGGTGCATCTGAGAATATACTACATGTAAAAGATAGCTCTGCTAATACACTTACAACTTCTTTTACAACCAACCCAGCTACAGGCAGATCTAATCTAACATTTCGTGTTACAGTATTAGGTCAACAAGGAGTTAGCCCTAACTATAGTGCTAGCAGTAATGGGCCAGATGGTGATAATTATAGATGTAGTTATAATATAGAAGCTGTCTTACTACATGGCGGTGAAGGCTGGCAAGTTGGTGATGTAGTTCGAGTTACACCAGAACATGCGTCAGCTGCTGACAGCTCTGATGCACAAGCTTATATAGACATAGTTGTCACAGAAATAGAAAGCACACAAATTAATGCTACAGTATCTTCTAATGGTGACGGAGTTATACGACCAGCTCCTACCCCTTTTGACGCTGATACAGCTGTTACTACTGATACTATTATTGGTGGTATTTTAGCTGAATTACCATCTGGTATTACAGGTAAACATATAGGTACAGGTATATATCTATCAAGCACCAACCCATTTAGTGTAGAGGTAGTTGAAGAAGATTTGATGAGATGTTTTCAAACCTCTGTTAATGACGTGCAAAACTTACCTAATCAATGTAAACATGGGTACATAGTTAAAATTTCTAACTCTAGAATGTCAGATGAAGATGATTACTATTTACGTTTTGATGGTGAAAACAACAGAGATGGCGTAGGTTCTTGGACTGAGTGTGCAAAGTCTGGTATAGCTAAAAGCCTTACTAACATGCCGCTAGTTATACAGCGTACAGCATTTAATAATACTACAAAAATAGCTACATTTACTGTCAGACCTTTTGATTATCAGGATAGAAGAGTTGGTGATGATACAACTAATCCAATGCCTTCTTTTGTAAATGCTCGTATAAACAAAGTATTATTCTTTCGTAACCGATTAGCATTTCTGTCAGGCGAAAACGTTGTGACATCTAGACCGGGAACGTTAGGTAAACCTGATTTCTTTAATGAAACAGCTTTGACTGTATCTGCTAGTGATCCTGTAGATATATCAGCTGCATCTATGTTCCCTTCAGAACTGTTTGACGGTATCGAAACTAACACTGGTTTGGTAGTATTTAGCACAAACCAACAATTCCTACTTGCAGCAGATGATACAGTTTTCAACCCTGATACTGCTAAACTACGTAGTATATCTACATTTAATTATAACCACACTATACCTCCAATCTCTTTAGGTACAACGATAGCGTATGTTGATAACTCTGGTAAATTTAGTCGCTTCAATGAAATGGCTAACATCACACGTGAGGGAGAACCAAGTATAGTAGAGGTAAGTAAAGTTGTACCAACACTACTACCAAAAGACATAGACTTACTAACAAACTCTAGAGAAAATTCTATTATATTGTTAGGTAAAACTGGTTCAGATACTGTCTTTGGTTATAAGTATTTCCAAGTATCTGACCAAAGACAACAGGCTGCATGGTTTAAATGGAAGCTTAATAATCCATTGACATATCATTTTATTGTTAATGATGAATACTTTTTTCTAGATAGTGATTACTATTTACAAAGTATTAAATTAGTGCAAGCTGACTCAACTGAAGACCCTTCTATAGTACAAGACAATGTCGACTTCTTACTTCATGTGGATAATCATACTACTGTTAGCGGTGGCAGCTTTAACCCAGCTACAAACACCACAACCTTCAGTAGTGTGGGCTGGTTGAATACAGTCACCACACCTAACCACGACCTAGTGGTAATTGATACTGATACTAACTCAGCACGAGTTGGTAGATATGCAAAACCTACAGTTAATGGTACAAACTTTACATTACCGGGCAACTGGGAAAGTGCTACATTAACAATCGGTTACATATACCCTTACGAAGTTAAGTTTCCTACATTCTATGCAACCAGACAGCAAGGTAATAGTTCTAGAGCTGATGTAAATTCATCCCTAGTATTACATAGAATTAAGTTTCACTTTGGTAAGATAGGTCTGTATGAAACCACACTAGAACGTGTAGGTAAAACAGATTATACAGAGATATATGAATCAACAGAGCTTGATGCATATGAAGCTTCTGATGCACCCTATCTTGAGGAGTTCATCAAGACTGTACCTGTATACGAAAAGAACACAAACGTAGATGTAACACTACGATCATCACACCCAGCTCCAGCTACATTACGTGCTGTATCTTGGGAAGGTGATTATTCACCCAAGTATTATAAACGTGTCTAATTACATACACCCACTTACATTGGAGGCTGCCGCCGAGGTTGCCTCTAATCTCCGTCCAGATGACCGTAGAGAGGTCGAAGAAGGCCATGGGATACCATCGCCCCTCTTACCCTCTATTATGGCTCACAACCCCTCCTACGTGTATTTTACAGTGCCTGACGGCAAGACTGCTGGCATGGCCGGAGTAGGACAAGATGGTGATATATGGATGCTATGCACCCCTGATATACACCGATACCCAATTACATTTGCAAGAGAGGCCAAACGGTATGTCGATAGCCGTACTGAGCCACTCCTTTGGAATATAGTTGACAGTAGAAACAAGGCACATTTAAAACTGCTCAAGTTTCTTGGCTTCAAGTTTTTACGTAAGTTAAAACATGGGCCGAATAATATAACATTTATTGAATTTTGCCGTGTGCGTAGACGCTAATGCAGGGGCAAGGGCACAAGCTAGAGCACAAGCTGCTGCTAAAGATGCCAGATATGCCTCTGAGGGACTCAAGTTTTTTAACAGAGAGACAACCCTCGCAAGAACACAAAATCAGAATGTCATAGGTTTGTCACGAGATCAAAGTGATGCTTATGCACAAGCTGTAGCTACTTTAGGAAAAGGTAGAAAAAGAGTCGAAGATGCTACCAGAGCTTACTTCTCTACAATGGGAGTAGACGAAGGTGGTCGTAGTAGACGATTTGGAAAATTAAAATATCAAGCTCTACTTCAAAAAAATGCAGAAGTAGAATCTACAATACAAAACGTACTGGGACGTAACCAAGCCTATGCAAACCAAGCCTCAACACGCAAGTATCAGGCTGCACAAGCACGAGCACGCGAAGCTCTTGGTGTTAGACCTGAGTACGGTGCACCTGTTATGATGCCTCCAACAAATAGACTTGGTGGTGCTTTACAGATTGCTAGCCAAGTAGTTGGTATTGCTAGTGGAGTACAAGGACTGTTTAACCCATGACATCATCATTTTCAAATCTAATCGGTACTGAAAGGGACAGGATTCCTGATTTATCGGTTAGTAACTACACCTCTACCGAAGCTAATATGGAAGAGGCAGTCAATAGACAGATTGACGAAAACATAAAAGACCAAGAAAGATTTTTCAAGGAACTTGGCGATATAGAAGCACTCAAAGCACAAAACTTTTTTGACAACCTTAGCTCTTTAAATCAACTTGTAGGACAAGTAAGCCAGTTTCAACAGGCACGTGAAAAAAATAGAGAAGCACGTGAGTTATTACAGTATAGTAACAAACTTTTTGATGAAAGAAAAGAGGACTTTTTAGAGCTTCAAGAAAAGATGCTTGACATGAATGACTCTCAAAAGCAAGCGGCATTAGCAGAGTTTGCTGGAGACGATCCTAAAGCTCTTGAATTGTTAAAAATGCAATTCATGCCTGATGTAGAACAATTAGATAATGTTGAGTTCAAACAGAAGTATGATGATTTTGCAATAAGTGGCTTAAATAGTATGATTAATAAAAATAACGTATATAATTTACCTACCAGAGGTGAAGCTGTAACCAGTATAGATAATACTATTGAAGACATTGTTACTAAGTATCTTATAGATGCAGATGCAAAAGGTCTTAATATAAACGGTAGAGAGATGCGTAGGTACTTTAATAAGCGTCTATTTCCAGCTCTTAGAAAAGCCAAAGAAAAAGCCTTAGACAGATGGGACAGAGTTAGTTTTAACAATCTGCAAAACAATAGAAAAAGAGAAGCAGAAAACTTTATTATAGGTACTATTAACTCTAAAGATACAAATGGAAATTATGATGGAATCTACGACGATCCAGAGGTAGGTCTCATACAACTTGTTCAAAACAAGATGGGATTTGCAAAGCCTAAAGAAGCTCTAGATTTTATAATTCAAACAATGTATGAAAAAAGATACCAACTAGAATCTGGTGGTGTCAGTTTCTTTATGAATGAAGCACAGTTTGTTAACAAGTCTACTGGTGCTACAGTTAAAGGTTATATCAATTCTGGTATAGGTAGTCAAGGAGAGATAGATGGTAATACAGCTTATCTTACACGTATACAAAGTGAGATGGCTCTTGCTGATGATAAAGTACTTAAGACTATAATTACAACTTCTCAAGAAAGAGTACGACAGCTACGATTACAAGATTTATCGGATGAAGAGTTTACTATAGCTCTTGCTGAAGAGGAAGCTACATATCGTAGAGAGTTAGCATCTAAAGGTTTAGACCCTACAACACCTTTGCCAAATCATTTCTTAAATGATGAGACTTCTGGTGCAGGCACTGGGTCATATTCTGGTAAAGTAGGTAAAGCAAATAAAATATTTGATATTGTAAATATAGAAAATGATTTTAAAAACGCAATAAGAAAAGCAGGGAACAATCCAAATTTAGAACTTACTAGCCTACAGAAAAACTTAGAGGTAAAGTCTGCTGAGTATGACTTAACTGAAAGAGTTAATAAACGTATGGAAGGTGATCAAAGTTTGACACTTGAAGCTGCACTACAGTTAGAGTATCCGGCAGTTCTAGATAAGCTACTAAATGGAGAATACAAAAGTAAAGTAGATATTACCAGACCTACTTTAGCTATAGATATAGCAAACGATAGAAACTATGTAAAAGATAACGGTGTCGATTCTACTATGAATCAGAAAGAGTTTGTATCTCTTGACGAGAAACGTGCATTAGATCAGTTATATGATTACTATGAAAGTGGTTTTAAAACACCATTTCCACAATACTTCAGAAGTGTTACTCAGGGTACTAATGTTATGCCACATGAGTATGCTCTTGCAAGATATAAGGCTATGTTCCCGGGTGATACTAGCAATATGAAAAACCCAGAAACATTCTTTGATCTAACAGAAGAGGAGCAGCGTTATTTGTATTTACGTAAGAATCAGACGAAGAATCTTAATTTACTTAACAATGATGACAATACAGAGATAGAATCTAAGATGCTTAACTCTCTCAAAGTCACAGATAACGCAGACTACTACAGAGATCCTAACAGTAATCCATTTACAAAACCAAAAGTTAAACTAGAAAAAATGACAGTTGCAGACGCATACCGAAAAGCTAAGGCTGGTGCGACTGATTTTGGTATGTACAAGATAAGTGCACAAGAACTTATAGAAGTTGTAGAAGCTGGTGGTATAAGAGTTGACGGTGTTATGAATGAACAGACTCAAAATGCCATGGTGTTTGGTCTTATGAGAATACAAGCCAATAAGAGTAATAGTATTATGGGTGCATTAGTTGATGCTGATAAGGATTGGCGTAGATTAACTAATCTATCTGATGCAGAAAGAACACAAGTATTACAGTTTTTTCCTAATCTTAGAGGTATGAAAAATAACCAGTTTCAAAATTTACAAGGTGATATAAACGAAATAATTTTAGATACAGTAAAAAAACCAACTACTAATACAGAAAAGTTTTTTGACGGACTAATTAAAGATTACGTCGAGAATGACTTTGGAGGGATAACAATTTAATGGACTCAGGAAAATATATGATAGATGACGATATGGTCGATGAGCTAGGTCAAATAGCTGACGACATATCTGACGACTATCGAGCACGGATAATAGCCGAAGAACAGGCAAAGTCAGAGCAAGCTCAGACTGAACAACAAGCCGTTGACACACAAGCTGATCCACGCAACTCCGATACATGGGGTGCTAAGGCACTCATCAAAGAGGGTCAGTCTATTTTATCTGGTGGTTTACAAGACACTGCATCATCAATAGCTACGTTTCCAGAACGTACAATAGATGCTTTGTCTGGGGAGATGCAAGAACAAAGGGAAGAAACTGGTGCATACAAGCCAGACTTTACACCCTTTGGCGGTTATGACAATCCAATCGAAACTAGAACATGGTGGGGTAAACAGCTTAGAGGTCTAGTACACTTCGGATCTCTAGCAGCTGGTACAATACTGACTGCAAAAGCTGCGGCAGCTACAGGTATAGTTGCTTTACCAGCTGGTCTTATAGCACTCGCTAAAGGTAATGTTGTAAGAGGTATGGCTGTTGGAGCTGTATCTGATCTAATATCTAAAGAGTCAGATGAGCAAAACGCTCTCGGTGCTTTACGTGATCGCTATGGTTGGATGGATACACCTATATCTACAAAAGATACAGATCATCCAGTTGTAATGAAGATGAAAAACATTGTTGAAGGTATGGGCATAGGCCTATTCTTTGACGGTTTTGCTTACACACTTGGAAGAGGTGGTAAAAACGTTGTAAAACAAATACAAGACAGAAACAAAAACTTAAAACAGGCAACAGTACAAAACGGACTAGCACAGCTAAGACGTGGCGAAGTTGAGTTTAGAGCAGATAAAAATGCACCTATATCTCAACCACACCAAGGAGCACATATAACAGAAGTAGAACCACAGAAAGCTCGTGAGCAGCTATCTCGTACTCGTAAAGAGTGGGGTTCTGAAGAAGGCTCTACTGGCTCTGTGACAACACCATACGAACGCGAACGTATTGCTATGGAAGGTGCTACAGATGAAGAGCAAGTAGAACGTATTATGCGTGGACTAATGAGTAGTGCAAAGTTTAAACAAGAACTTGACGCTGTAAAAGGTAGTATACCAAAGCTAGCATCTCGTTGGAAAGAAGCAATCGAAGGTCATCAACGTATAACACAGGGTAGAGATGCCATAGAAATGTCACCACAACAGTATCTAAAAGAATTATTAGAAGCTCAACCCGATGTTGTTGACGGTATAGAAATATGGACATCTAAGAATGTTGTCATAGCTGACTTAGTTGTTGGTTCTCTGCTTAAGCAGCTACGTGATTTAGGCACAGCTGGACGTGAAATAGCAGATTTAGTAGATCTAGATGACATAGATGGACCAGCAAAGCAAGTTGTAGATACAATGTTAACAGCTTTGTACCAAACTAAAAAAGCTAGATTTTTAAAATCTGACGCATTTAGACAGTTACAAGCTGGTAAACAACCAAAATCACAGATAGTAGATGAAGTTGTTACAGCAGAAATGCAAGATACAAAAGATTCTATAATGTCTGTACTGAAGATAGCAAAAGATGATCCTGATGACAACCTACTTAATTCGTTGTTTGAAGCTTTTTCTATGATGAAAGATGTTAATACTCTTGAAGACTTTGATAGATGGGCACGTACAATACTCAAAGGTGGTTCATTAGCACCAGATGGCCCAGCTAGAACAGGTGCATTGATTCGTGAACTAGAAGGTGTGATGAGTCATAGTATTCTATCAGGCCCTAAAACACCAGTTCGAGCAATCATGGGTACATCTACTGCAACGTTTTTACGACCACTAGCTTCAGCATTAGGAGCAGCTATACGTTATCCATTCGAGGGTGACTCTGCTACACTTAGAAGTAGCCTAGCTGCTGTCAATGGTATGATAGAAGCTATACCTGAGTCGTTTACTTTGTTCAGAGAAAAACTAAACTCATACTGGAAAGGTGACATACGTACAATCAAAACACGTTTTTCAGAGTATACACAGGCAGATGATAACTGGGAGATACTACGCCGTTGGGCAGAAGATAGTGGTAGAGCTGATGCTGGTGAAGTAGCTGCATTTCGTATGGCTAACGTAGCTAGACAGATGAACAACACTAACCTGTTTACATACTCTACTAAGATCATGGCTGCAACTGACGATGCGTTTGGTTACATTCTTGGTCGTGCTAAGATGCGTGAGAAAGCTATGCGTAGAGTTTTAGACATGCAAAGTATTGATGGCATCAAACTACCAGAGATAAACAAAGACTTGATGAAAGCATACGAAGATGACTTTTATTCACAGGTGTTTGACAAAGATGGTAATATTATAGATGAAGCTACAAAGTTTGGACGTAAAGAAGTAACACTAACACAAGATCTTACAGGCTTTGCAAAAGGTCTTAACGATGTATTTAGTGCTGCACCTCTAGCCAAACCATTCTTTTTGTTTGCTAGAACAGGTGTAAACGGGCTTGCTTTAACGGGGAAGTATACACCGGGTTTTAACTTCTTAGTTAAAGAGTTCAACGACATAGCATTTGCAAACCCAGCTGACCTAGCAAGTGTAAACAAGTATGGCATCTTTACAGCAGAAGAACTTGCTAACGCACGTGCCTTACAAACAGGCCGATTGGCGATAGGCTCTGGTGTAGTTATGATGGCTGTCAATGCTTGGATGCGTGGTGATCTTAACGGTAACGGCCCAGTTGATAGGCAAAAAAGACAAGTCTGGATAGATGGTAAATGGGAGCCTAGAACAATTAGAATAGGTGATGTCCGTGT